GCGCTTGATTGCGTTGCATACGTTCCGCTACTTGCAACATACCATCTATAAAGTCTTATAAGAGAATCAGGAAGCGCAACCGGCGTAAGACCGTTCATAGTTACTGTGTTCGAAGTGATAACTAACTCACCTGCCACCTCTTTCAGCCCTTCGTAATACACCGTTCTAGCTCCAATACCCGAAGCATTATCATCTGCACTATTCGAAACAATTTCTAGCGCCGTATTTGAGGTTGGCATTCTATAAAATCCCGATTGTGTAATTGGTGCAAACGTACTGCCTACATTAGCATTTCTCCCAAACTTATGTACAATGCTAAAATTAGGCACATTACCCAAAGACATCTCAACGTGGAAATCAAGAACTTTCTTATAGTAGTCTCTGTGTGAGTTATAGATATAATCCGCCCGATTGACGTAAGTGTTATCCTCACGAAGCATCCGACCGGTTTGCTTATGCATATCATTTAATCCCACGAAGAACTCCTTTGAGACGTTTTAAGAGTTGAGGTTGTTCTGCAAAGAATGCCGGAAATAAAAAAGGTTGAGCTTTTGTTCCCTTGTGAAGTATCGATTTTATAATAGGATATATTGCTTCTTCTGGTATGCCTTTTCTCTTTGCCCATACTTTGATGCTCTTTTCCATATCCTCATAAGAACCTCCTTTCTTTCCTTTAAATTGCATCGCATATCCCTCTAGACCAGGAGGTATATCAACTTTTGATTTAGTACCAAATTCTACATACGGTGCATATTTTACATCTGTAAATACTTCTCTCGATAAACCTGATCCTCTTACATCGATAGATGTTTTCAGTCTATTATTCGCACCGGTTGGAGCGTTTCTCTTGGCTTTTCCTTCTATGTTACGAGCAGAACGTTCTATCTCTTTCTCTGCTGATTTACGTACTTTCTCTCCTAAACTATCGAGTACCTTTAGAGTTTTGTTTATAGATTTGATATCAGCCTTAACGCTTATCATTCTGCAAACGCTATGAGTTCAGTAACGGCATTATCTTCGTTTGAGTTAATAGCGTATTCTACATTTAATTCTTTTCCATCGTACTGCAATCTTAATAGATGGTCATAAGTATCTCTCGAATATCCGGCGCTTACAAAATCATCTCTGTAACGAGTCCGAATCTTATACTTAGTCTTACCCTTTAACCCACCTACTTCGAGCGCCTCAGAGCCTGACAGAGGCTTCACATCAGCCCATACAGTTCCAAGAGTGTTCCAGGTTCTAGTGTTACCACCCATTCCATCAGATGTTAGAGAGTAATACTGTATAGTAACTCTCTGCTTCATCATCCCGATGTTGATTTGTCGAGACTTAGTTTTCATAGCTTGGCGTATCTCTTGAAGTGTGCCTTGCTACTATTTGGCATTACGGATACGTTTCCTTCTACTACATCCTGGCGATCTTCGTAGTTAGATGCTACTAACTTCTTTATTCCTAGAGTTATCCCGGAAGGTATAGAGCTATACCCTGCAACATATACAACCTTAAGCCTTATTCTATCGTCAGGAACTTCCCATCCATATACCGTATCGATTATAAGAGTATCTCCAGTCAGATAATAGTCTTGGTTATTGGTTAGAGTTGTCTCAGTTCCTTCTGTATCGACTCTCTTGACTGAAGTGATACTTTGTACTGGATAAAGAGGTAATCGGACTTCCTTGCCATAATATTCGTACTCGATTGTAACTGTTTTCTCTATCAGTTGGAATCCGTATTGCTCTTCTGCAAAATCTATACTCTCTGCGACTAGACTTGCAATCAGCGAATCATCTGCGGAAGTATCTACTCGCATCCAGGCTTTAGCATCTGCCGTACTTAGTATATCGGTAGAGGCATTTGTTCCGGTGTCAACAGTTGAGTAAGTGAATGGGCCAGTTTTACCCTTGTAAGGAGATTTAAGCATTGAGTTCCTCGACTAATTTTTCAGCTTTGGATTTGGTTAGTCTATCGATAATCTGATTGTTGCGCTTCACATAGTACATCGTTTTAGTGCTTTCATCCTTTTCGATGAACGCCTTAGCATCTACTGTATAAGCTTGCTTGTCCTCTTTTGTCTCGTATGCTAATCCTTTATAAAGTAAGTCAGCTATCGAACCCTTATCTAACTTGAGAGGATCGTTTTTCTTTATTCGTTGATTTTTATGGATGAAGCTCCGTCTCGCTCTGTAAGGCATAATACTAGGGTTTAATTGAGAAGGATGGGGAGGAATCGAACCTCCCCAAGTTCCAAACATCCTTATGGTAATATTAAGAATTACCTGCGTTAGTGATTGCAGTTGTGAAGTTACCGAAAGCACCTGCGTTAGGTAGGTAAGTCGGTAGAGCTAAACGGCCTGCAACTTGTACAGTTACTAGATCTTTGATAGCGTTGTCTTGATCTTGCTCGTAGAAACGAACAGAAACAGACTCACGATCAAATAAAGTACATAGTTGAGCAAAGTCAGCTACTAAGAAGTCATCAGCATCTCCATCGGTATCATTGATTGCGTTAGTAGCAATTACTGGAACACCTAAGATAGAAGGCACACGAGTTCCGAAGATAACGTCTTGTGGGAAGATGTAACGACCATCAGCATCTTTGTTGCGAATCATATCGAAATATCGAGCGATTGACATCATTACGGCGCTAGGTTGGAAGTTACGATTTCTCACTTGCTTGATAGCTTCTAAAAGTACATCATACTCTTGAGCATCTGCATCATTGGTGTACTGATCTAAAGCATAGTCAGTAGATGTTACAGTAAGACCATAAGTAGAGTCATACAAGTTGTAAGCATCTTCGGCTTTCATATACTTCTCCATACCTCGTAAAGAGATGTGAGAAGCTAGGCCGGCAGTATCATTAAGAGCTTCTTTAGAAACTCGGAAATGTGCAGAGATTTTCTCTACTACTGCATCAGTTGCAACTAAATCAAAGTCATTCTGTCCGGAAGCAACGCCTTCGGCAGTAACACCGGTGTTGTCGGTGAAGTTAGTTTCTTTGATATAGCGGATTTTGTCAGAGTTAGTAGTACCTACTGGTAGGAACTGACGTACATGAACTCTTCGCTCAGGATCGAATTTGAATCCAGGAACATAATCAGCAGGAACAACATCGCCAGTATAAGCACCTGATTCGGTGATAACTGCTTTGGTGTCCATTGTAAAGCCTGAGATTTGACCTGCTTTGAACGCTTCGATTTGATCTTTGTTTGAATCTAAACCATCCTTTAGGATGTTTTTTAGAGACATAGGCTGAGATCCACCGCCTAAACGGTTGTTATTCTTTTCGATTGATTCAATTCTTTCCTTTTGAGAAGCTATTACTTCTTCAAGATTTTTGATTTCAGACTTGGTAGCTGAATCAGCTTCGCCTGAAAGTTTAACTTGCTCTTCGAGTTTGCTATAACGCTCCTCAAGGGCTTTAGTTTGTTCGGCTAGACCATTCTTTACAGAAGCCAAGCCTTCTTTTAAGGTATTTTCTAAGTCCATAATTTGAACTCCTTTTCGATTTGTAGTTGATTGTTGAATTGTTTGAAAATTGCATCAAAATCGGCGTCATTACTTACAGAGGTGATTGGCTCGGCTTCTGTGTTTTGAAGTGATTTTCTCAATGCTTCTTCCAAATTCTTGATATGCATTTCAATTAGCATAAAAGTCTCGTCAGTATAGTCTCCTGAGTCAAATGCTCTGACTAATGTCTTGTATTGATCAACCTGATCTTTCTGAGATCCTTTGGCCATTCCTCCTAGCGCCATTTCATTCGCTCCCCAAGTAACAGTTGATCCTTCCCACATCTTAACTTCGTTGACTATGTAGGCTTCATCTTCATTAGAGAAGTCTCTACGTACAAAATTGATACCGACTGAATGCTCTTTAAGAACTCCATCTCTATATAGCTTGAGAACATCCGTTCCTAATTGTGTGTCGGTGATAGCAGTACGGAAGTACAAGCCTTTCTCATCTTCTACGAGCATTGATGGCTTACCCAATACAGTAAGCGGATCGTGCTGATAGAGGTGCATAATTCTATTCTTTCCGTTTGGCCCATTCTCTTTGATGGTTTTGGTATAGCACCCTTTCATCATTATATCGCCGTCAGAATCTTTGTAATCAAAAACCGAATAATATCCCTCAATCATACGGCGCTCGACATCGACATCCTTTAGAATGCCGGCTTTTTTAGTTATAAATGGATTCATACTTTTAATTGGATTTATTTTGGTTAATGCAGAGGCTCTATGTCCGGCATAGACATCGGATGCCTCGCCTCCTCTATAAACTTGTATAAGTACCGCAGGATCATCCTCCGTGCCGGTAATAGTAAAAGCTGAATTAGGAACATCAATTTTTCCGTCTCTCACGATTTTTGTAATTTTACCTCTTGCTCGGCCTCCGCTTGAGTTCCAAGAGACAAAATCGCCAACACTTAATTCATCCGCTTCAGCTTTAAACATCTTTTCCTCGTCAATTTGTTTTGATTTACGTATCGCCCAATCCACGCCCGAAGTACCTCCCCAAGCATCCCACATCAATCCACCGCATCCCTCATCGTAAGGAACATCTTTATGTTGTCTGTGCCGATTGAATGAGGCCATACGTTTTACTACATCCTCAGAAATAGGCTCACGATTCGCAAGCTGAGTCGCTCTGCGCCATCCTACTGGAGTACCGCACCCTCTAGGATTGCCGGACTCCTCCTTATACTTCAAGGCTCTCTTTGCGTTGTTGCTTGCGCTCTTTGGATAATCGGTATAACTCATAAAAAAGGTTTGTTGTAAAAATACGGATTTTTTACATTATTTAACAATTAGCCTTGATATATTGCAAAAACCTTTAATATATACTTATGACAGAGTTATTTGATAGAGTAGATGAGCAGTTGCGTAATAACTGGCCAGTAGATGCAAAGGATATAGAGGAGCTTCTTAACCTTGCTCGTATCGCATCGAATATACTAGATCGGCTTGTTGAGACTGGAGAGGCTTACCGATCTCCTCGTGATAGATAGTGCTTTTGTTTTCTAGATGCTGAATCCATCCGGCTTCGTGTCCTAGACATATTATTTTCTTACGGCGCTTCGCTATTTCTTGGCCGGCCATAATATCGGACATTCTTTGATAGTTCCATTCTGTTATATCGAACTTAAAGTCATTTGTATGAAAGGCAGATACTCCAGTTCCTGGTATATCTAGCTCGTAGTCTCCCTTAACATCTTTGAGGCATTGATACACCATGTGGCCTCTATAATAGTCTAAACCATATCCTAGCATCTTACGGCCGTGAAAGGTTATCCAACATCCAGGATATTTCCACATCCCTTTGATTATTATCTCCACGTAATCCGGAGGATAGATGAGATCATCATCACACGAGAGATAGATTCCTCTGCTTTTAGGAAGCCAAAAAAATTTTGAGTTGTCGGTGTAGTCGCAACCGGTGAATACTTGCGCATCCTTTACCTCCGGAAGGTAATCGTTAGCATATACTCGAACTACATCAACTTGATCTTTTAGAGAATCGATTACTTGCTGAAGTGTGTCTTTTCTAGACTTGATCGTTGCTAGATTGGCCGTTATCATATAGCTCTATTTTAAATGCGATGTAAAAGGTTATAAAAGCGATTCCGATTCTCCAATCTGCCCAAAAACAAAGAAGCGCCGTTAATATGTAAGATATTGATCCTAGAGTCTGCATATTATATCTCCTTTAGTGTATTGCATACGGTAGCCTTTATTTTTTAGCCTTTGAGTAATTGCCTCTATTTCTTTTTGATTAGATAGCTCGTTATTCTCAAAAATAATAATTCTAGGAGAAATCTGAACAGTATCAAGAAAATCATTTAGTATTACGCAATCGTGTCCTTCTGTGTCTATCTTTAACACTTGAATCTTTTT